ATGAAAATTACTATAGAAGGAAAAATGGGGGAAATCCACGATCTTATAAATGAAATACAAGACCGTGGACAGATAGAGGCGGTACAAAGTTGTAAGCGTATAGCACTTGAACCGTCACGATCAAGCAAAGAAGAAAAGGAACAGCTGGTAAAGGCTATTCAAGAGGCAATAGTTCCGGCGCAGGACCCAAGGCGACAACACGATCAAAAAGAACATACACCGAACCAAGAGTAATTATTTCATCTGGTAAACATTGCGCTTTTATGGGTATGACAGTAGCGTTTGACAGCCATATTCCGACATACCCGGGTATTGTTTCTTGATGCTCCATAACTCCCATATAGATATGATTATGAGTATAAAGAGCAATTTTTTGACCTTCTTTGAACCCAGGAAATTGCAATATATCTGCCATGTAAGCAACACCTCCCTTCTCAAGTACCCGGCTGCTGCAACAGCCTGTACTTTCAGAATAGGAGTGGAAAGAAAAATTGTCAAGAAAAGAAAGAAGTGAATTTATAATGGAAAAACTTTTGTACACAGTGCCGGAAGTGGCAAAGCTGCTGCGATGCAATCCCAAACGGGTGTATGACCTGAACAAAGCGGGATTGTTGCCATTGCTGAAGCTGGGGCAGCTGAAATGCCGGAGGGAAACTTTGATAGCTTTCCTGGAGAAATACGATGGATATGATGTGTCTGATCCATACCATGTTACACCATTGCAAACAGATACATCTGGTGATGGCGTATGAGAGACGGTCATCGATATGTGGTTTGCGGCGACTGCGGTCGAATCTGGAATATCGCCAAAGAGCAGGACACCAGATACGGATATCTTTGCCCGCAATGTACATACAAGCGTCGCATGGAGAGGAGGAAAAAAGATGGACAAGCTCATCATTACGCTGCTGGTGGTAATCGGGGTGTTAGTTCTTTTTCTGGGAATTGCGCTGGAAGAAATCAAAACATTACAGCAAGACAAGCGTGATTGGAAAAACCGCTATTATGCAGCGGCGCAGATCAGAGCCAAAAGAGAGTGAATGATATGGTGGAAAACGAAAAGGGGCGGGACATAGAAAGTATAGATGTCTGCCCCTTACACATATCAATATGAATTTTAGAAAAGAAACTAGACAAAAACTGAAAAAAATCTAAAAAAACTTGACAGAAAAAATGTAAAGCAGAAACAAAAGGAAGCTGAGAAGAAAGGTGGAACATTATGAAGTTTACAGAAATTGCCAGAGTGGCGAAAAGAAATAAAGCCTGTTTCATCATGACAGATTTAGACGGTGGGCAATGGATGAGCAACGGGTATGCGGTTTACCGATTGGAAGGGATGCCTAAAATGACCAGTGACGATTTTCTGAACCTATTGGGGGTTACAGAAACCCAAAAGGAAAAATGGAGCAAAAAGGACATGGTGGATACGGAAGGAGTGACAAAGCAGGACAGAGTGGAGGAAACGGAGCTGACAGCTGATCCAGCGGGGATTTCTGTATTTTACAACGGCATGTACCTGACGCCATTCTATACAACGGATGGGGTGTTATGGATGGACGAAGACCTGCTGGAACCGGTGCGGAAGATGGACAGCAAGTATTTAGCTTTTTTCCTGCGAGGGGAAAAGGGAAGAAGAATGGTGGCTGTGAAAGATGGATTGATTCTGGTTGCAGTCATTTCGCCGGTGAAAATGTCAGACGATTTTATGGACAAAATAAATATCATGTGGAGAAAGTGCAGACAGGAAAGAGGATGGGAAGGAGTGTATGATGATGAAATCAGTGCAAATGATCTTTATCACGGAGAAGGGGCAGAGAGTAGTGAAGCAGAGCCCGCAGATGCTGGACATGGCGGTGAAGATTGAGGCTGTGGGGGGAGTGGATATTGTTCCTATGAATCCTATCAGCGAGAGAGTATTTCTGGCGTATGATACACAGAAGAATCCAGATGGACCTATGTACGACGGATGGGAAGGGGAGAAAAAACTCATCTATGGAAAAGGGCTACTGTTCCGCATGGTTGGCATGATGATCAAAGACCTGACAGAAGAAGACATGAAGCAGATGGACGAAAAAGTAGAAATCATTGGAAATCAAATGGAATTGGAGGTGTAGGGATGGAATACATCAAAGGACTGCTGGTACCAGTGAGAGGAGAGATCCGGCGGGTGGAAGTGAAAAACGAACTGAAAGCATTACAGGAAACGGTGGGCGGATATATCCAAACGCTGAAACTTGCGGAGGGTGTGGTGCTGATCTGCAACGAAGAAGGGAAGCGGCTGAATTTGGAACCGAACACGCATTTTTATACCATCAACGGGGACTTCCTGTTGGTAGGCGCAAGTGGGGAAGAATTCGGAGATTTGACAGAAAAGCAGATGGAGTAGATGGAAGAAATCCTTGCATAAAAAAAGAAGGGCGTTCTCAATGATTGAGGGCGTCCTTCCAACAGATAAGTGAATACGAGATACAATTCAATGATACCAAAAAAAGGTTGATTTTGCAAGGGACGGGGGTCCCTATGGCTCCTTGATAATGTAATTATCTTTAGAGCCATATCACTATAAGCAGATAGGAATTGAGAGATACATATTTATGAGGTGGAAGGATGCCGAGATATATCAAGAGGATTTGGGCGGGGGATGTATACGAAGCGAAAGAATATTTCTCACCCAGAGAAAGAGGAATCAGTTGTGAGAGAGCAGCTAAAGAAAATTTATCATCGGAGGAAATGGCAGAGTACAACTGTCTGGAAGCAAGAAGGAAATGTGCAAGAATGGTGAACGCAAATTTCCGGCAGGGGGATTTATTTTTGACGTTGACGTTCCGGGAGAGGGTAGATGTGGAAAATGCCCTGCGGTTATTCAGAAATTTTATCAGCAGATTGAAACGGCTGCGGAAGCGGAAGGGATACAGTGAACTGAAATATTTATATGTTGTGGAGAGCAAACGGAAGCGGGAGCATGTGCATCTGCTCATAAACAAAATGGACTTGACCATAAAAGAATTATCTGAGGTATGGGGGCTGGGTCGTGTGATGGTTTCCATACTGGAACCGGGAGGGGACTATACAGGGCTTGCTTTTTACATCACCAAAGAAAATTACAAAGAGTATGGCAAGAGGTGGAGCGGCAGCCGGAATTTAGAAAAGCCAAAAGTAAAGGTCACTTTGGTTTCGGAGGAAAAGAAAACGAAGCGGCTGCGGGTGCCGAAGAATTACAAGGTCATTGAGGAAGTGCAGTATTATTCAGAGGTCACAGGACACACAAGATATGTAAGAGCGGTGAAGATCGGAGGCGAGGACTATGGCAACGGAAAAGAAGGGCAGCCACACATGGAGCATCCTGACGGGGAAGGATAAGCGTTGCTTTGTAACCGGCAGAGAAAACGGATTGCAGAAGCATCATATTTTCCATGGAAGCGGAAAACGGGAGATTTCGGACAAAAACGGATTTTGGTGTTATCTGGTACCGGAAAAACATCTTGCAGGGCTGGGTGGTTTGCATGCGAAGCCGGAGCGTGGTCTGGACAGGGCTTTGAAGTGTATCTGTCAGAGGGAATACGAGAAAACACATCCCAGAGAAGCCTTTATTGACCTGATTGGGAAAAATTACATCATGCTGGATCTGGAAGAAGCGGAGCAGCGGAAAGCGGAAATGGAAAGCATGGTGGAGGAAAGTGGATTGAAACAGTACAAGATATTCTGCATGTTGAAATATGGGGCATTGCCGGTGAATGACTGTTGGTTATGCGAATACGAAAGTCAGTTTGTGGAGGAAATGGGAAAGTGCATCCATGGAGAGGAGGAAGGATTTTGGCTCATTTGAGAGGGATGATTTGCAGATGGATCGTCTGGGTGGTTTGTTGGGTGAAGAGAAAGAAGATGCCGTTTTGAGGTGAGTGGAAATGAATAATGATTTAATGTTTTCGTCAAAGAGTGTAATTTGGGAAACACCGCAAGATTTTTTTGACAAATTAGATATAGAATTCCATTTCACGCTGGATGCTGCGGCGCTGAAAGAAAATGCAAAATGCAAAAATTACTACACGCCAGAAGAAAATGGGTTGAAAAAGGAATGGAATGGAATTGTTTGGTGTAATCCGCCGTACGGAAGAAAAGAAACTGGAATGTGGGTAAAAAAGGCGTATGAAAAATATATGAGAGGTTGTAAAACAATTGTAATGTTATTGCCAGCAAGAACAGATACAAAATGGTTTCACGAATACATATATGGGAAAGCAGAAATACGTTTTGTGAAGGGCAGGTTAAAATTTGGGGGAGCGAAAGACGCAGCCCCTTTTCCGAGTATGGTAGTAATTTACAGGAAAGAAAGGGATGAGTAACGTGGATAGGTTGACTGAAAGAAATAAAAATAGATGTGATTTATGTGCTGCAAATTATGACGGGGTGTGTTTACTTCCCAATACATTTCCTTGTGATGACTATAAAAGATATCATCGACTTGCTGTTATTGAGGATATTCTTGGAGATGATTACGATCTGGATAAATTACGAGTGATGATGAATCAGGTATAAAGAGTTGATGGAAGGGAGATGGTGAGGAAAATGAAGAAATTATGCGAGCTGAAGGATGACGAGAAAGTTATTGTCAAATACAAAGAAGGCATGACAGAAGTCATTGATGCAGGGGAAATCGAAAGCTGCATTGCCTATAACGAAGGATTTTCATTGGAATTTTACACAGCCGTAAAAGATACCTTAAAAATTGATGCAAAAACATTGATAACCACGCTGACGGAAATGCTTGGGGATGATCAGTATGAAGATTGGGCGGAGGATATGTTTTATGAGTTGATTGGAGAAAAAGAAACACAGGCATTTGTGGAAGTGTTTAACAGAGCAGCGGAAAAGAGAGCGACATACTGTATGGGTGAAGCGATTGATCTGGAAAATAGGAGGAGCGGGCATGGAATGGATCAGTGTGAAAGATGATATGCCAAAAGAAGAAGATAGTGTTTTTGTAAGATGTTATGGAACCACAAGATGGACAAAGGGAATGTTTCGGAAAATATCAAAAAAAGTCCTGGTTACTTTTGAGATGGAAGACGGGAACAGGGAAACAATGACTGGAAGAACACAAGATGGAGTATGGAAATTAGATTTTCTTTTGTTAAAAGGAAAGGTGACACACTGGATGCCTTTTCCAGAGCCAGCGAAAGGAGAATAGGTATGAAAGAATTGAAAATCTATTTGGAAATCATGGGGCTTGCGGAGGATGAAAACGGAAATCCAGATGCAGCGGGTTTGAGCATTGGCGGAAACATGGTGCCAGAGGATGAGTATGAAGAAAAAATGGAGGAAATCAGACAGAAAGTGACCATCAAAGATGTTCTGTGGTTCACAGGGTTGGGAATGTTTGTGGAGGAAAAAGACTGCCGGTTTATTTCTCAGGAGGAATATGAGGAAAAGTACGGGGAGGATGCATAGAGCATTTTCGTGAGGTCAGGAAAAAGGCAAGAGGTACATGAAAGGAGATAAACATGCAGAAGCCATTATATGCGGATGCCATAGCTTATTTTGAAAAATTGGAAAAGAAACATGACTACCAGGCAAACAAGGCAAAATGGCAGGGACGCAGTGAAGCGGAAATAGAAAATATCCAGCGGAAGAAAGAATATGCACGAATGGCAGTGGAAGCACTGCGGAAAACGGAAGGGTGAAGAATATGGTGATACGACCCCATTTGAAAACATTGGTCTGCCCTTGCAAGGACTGCAACAAGCGACATGAAAAATGCCATGGAAGCTGTGACCAGTACAAAAACTGGGATGCAGAACAGAAAAAGCTGAAAGCGGAAATGTGGAAGGAAAGAAAATCAGAACATGAAGCGGATGAGCGGAAAAAGGCAGCAGTGCGGAGTTACATAAGGAGGAAGCAAAAAAGATGAACAAAGTGGAATTGATGGGCAGGCTGACCAAAAATCCAGAGATACGGTATGCCGAAGGAGAAAATCCGGTTGCAGTAGGGCGGTATACGCTGGCAGTCAACCGAAGATGGAAGAAGGAAGGCGAATCGGAAGCGGACTTTATTCCATGTATTGTGTTTGGGAAGTCTGCCACTTTTGCGGAAAAGTATTTCTCCAAAGGACAGTTGGTTTGTATTGTTGGACACCTGCAGGTGCGAAACTGGACGGATAAAGACGGCAACAAAAGAAGAAATATGGAAGTGGTTGTGGAGGAACAGCACTTTGCAGGCAGTAAAAACGAGAATCAGGAGCCTAGGAGAGAGCCAGCGCAGGATGGGTTTTATCCCATAGACGATATCGAGGACGATGATCTGCCGTTTTGAGGAGTGAAGATATGAAAACATTGATCAAATACCCAGGAAGTAAATGGAGAATTGCAGACTGGATCATATCATTTTTCCCAGAACATCATAGCTATTTGGAACCGTTTTTCGGAAGTGGTGCCGTGCTTTTCAACAAAGAAAAAAGTCACATCGAAACCATAAATGATATGGACGGGGATGTGGTGAATTTTTTCGACTGGGTGAAGCGTGACCCGGAACGGCTGGCAAGTGCTGTATGGAAGACACCATATAGCAGAAAAGAATACGACAGATCTTTTCAAAAACAAAAGGATGATTTTCAAAGAGCGTTGTCATTCTGTGTAAAACTGAACATGGGACATGGGTTTCGGACTTCTGGCGGAAAAGTAGGATGGAAAATGGATGTGCAAGGAATGGAAAGAGCGTATGCACTGAGGGACTGGAACCAATTCCCGGAACGGATCATAGAGGCTGCGGTCAGATTGAAAGAAGTGCAGATCGAATGTAGACCGGCACTGGATGTGATCAGCCGGTTTAATTTTGAGAATGTGCTGATATACGCAGATCCGCCGTATCTGCTGGAAACGAGATATGGAAAACAGTACAGACAGGAAATGTCAAAGAAAGACCATATAGAGCTGCTGGAAGTGTTGATGGAAAGTAAGGCAAAAGTGATTTTAAGCGGATATGAAAGCAGCATATACGACAAAATGCTGGATGGATGGGAGAAAGCATACATAGAAAGTATCACACAAAATGTGCAGAAAAAAAGAATGGAAGTCATTTACATGAATTTTGTACCTGAAAAGCAGATGGAGTTATTTTGAGGAGGGAAGGAAACATGAAAAAGAAAAAAATTAAGATATTACTGGTAGGAAATGAAGAAGAAATAAAGAGAATCAGAATATCAGGTGATCCATACGTTGTGTTTCTAAGATTATGTGAAGCGATGGCAAATATTATTCTCGATGGAATATCCGATCAGGAGAAAAGAGAAAAAGCGCTGAAGGAGGCTTACGACATCACAAAAATCATGATAGAACCAGAGGAAGGAGAGGAAAAGCAGCATGGATGAAATATTGGAAAAAATGGAAGATGCGGCGGAAGCGGAAAGAAACAGGATTGTGCAGAAAAAAGGGTTTTATCACACGCCGCATGAAGGATATGCTGTTTTGCTGGAAGAAGTGGAAGAAGCGCAGGAAGAAATGGAAAGCCTGGGAGCGGATATGAAATCATTTTGGAGGATGATTCGGGAAGACAATGACACAGAAGCGGCAAACATTGCAGACATGATGTATCAGGATGCCATCAGAGGGGCGGCAGAACTGATACAGGTGGCGGCAGCATGCAAGAAGTTTATGGAAAGTACAGAGGTGACAGGAGAATGAAAAAGAAAAAAACGAGGATGTGTACGCTGTTCAACTGCGACCGCAGGCATGGAAATGTATGCTGTGCAGACTGCGGGTACAGGCAAAAATGCAAAAACAGCTGCCAGAATGAGCCAGAGAAATGCGGTTGTGTGAAAGGGGACAAAGACCATGAAGAAAAATGAGGATGAGGTGCTGAAGATGGAGGTTGGCAAGAAATGAAACAGATCAACTTATTAGAAGAATTGATTGTTGATAATTTCGTAGGCGTAGGCGGGTACCGGGAGACGAACTGTAAAAAAACGTGCCTCAACCATCTGAGCCACTATGGACAGGTACTTACCGCCGCCAAAACATCGTCGCAAAAGAAGGTGAAGGTCGGTGCGTGAAATGGAAGGGCAAATCAGCTTGGATGAGCTCTTAGCCAGAACTACAACGAGACCTGAACCGCCGAAAGGGGTGTGGGACTTGCCAGGATTTGAGGAGGAGCGTGAGCGCCTGCGAAATAAAGGGTTTCCGTATGGTTGGATAGATAAGGTGGTAACACCGGATGAGCCTGGTGCAGTGTTCGTGAAGAAGGGGGTTCCGTTTGCGCGTAGCGATTGCCCAGACTATGAAGGAATCTGGTTAAGCGGAGGATTTAGTTCTGTGCAGTGTAAAGCACACGACGGTCTACTGCCAGGAATGATGTGGGACAAAACTTGCGGGAAAAACAAGGAACAATGTCCGTTCCGAAAACAACAGGAAAAATAACAGGAGAAAATCAATATGGAAATAAAATTGAACGCACTGCGTCGTTCCACCGCCGTTTGCAGAAGTGCTTGTCAGGCTAAATCTGCCGGAAATGTGCGGGGAGAAAATTGGAAGTATGGAAATGTTGAAAAAAATTATGGTTGGATAAGGAGAACAGTATGAATTATCTGACATTTTTTGAAGCTGTATTTTATGTGTTGGATAAACTGACCCTGATGTTTCTGGCTTTTGTGCTGATATACTTTGCACTTAAATCAGGAACAGAGTCACGTTTGCAAACCGTAGCAGGCACTTTACTGGTTGTCGCTTTATCAATCTTCTTAGTTTTTACGCCGTTTATCCAGCTTGTGTATTATTTTGTAACGGGTGAACCACTGTGAGGTATAGAGAATATTTGTGAGGTGAGGAAAAATGAAGAAAAGAATTTATGCTTGCGATGGGGGTTGCCTTTTAATTGGTAATGCGTCTTTTAGATTTAATTTGCCGAATGGATTTGGAGATGGGCACCACAGAGTATATGTTTCCAGCGATAGAAACGATATACCGAAGGAATCAAGATGGGTTGGGAAAATAAGAGGTGATGCGATCAATGTATACAATTATGATTGCTATGATACTTTAGATGAATTATATGAAAATGTTTTGTTCACCTTGCGTGGTGAATATGCTGTTTATGTTGATTGCGGGAACGTATATTTTTTAGGTGGACTGAAGAATCAGAGAGATTTTTTGTTATAAATATTCACGATAAGGAGGAGTGACTATGATGGTAAATAAAAATACGACTTTTTGTGTGTATATGACACCGTGTAATTATTGTTCGAAGTTTGATAAGCCTTGCAATGAGGCATGTGATGACAAGGGGAAACTTAAAAAAGCAGAAGTCCCTGCAGGTAGTGAAGCACCTGATAAAATGCTTAACCCAGCCGGAGAGTAGCTGTTACGTTTGCCCGTAACCATGGTATGAGTATTGCTGCAGCTATGGAACATCCTATGGTAAAAGCGAGAATTGGAGTATTTAATGAAACTGGCAGGTGATAAAATGAAATTAAGTGAAGCAGTTGCAATTTTTTGCAATATCTATAACAGTCAAGAAAGTAACGACGAAAAAATGGAGGCTATAAGTATTGTTGTTAAAAACGGTATGCCGTTTAACAGCATAACGAAACAAGAATATGTGAACGCTTTGCAGTGGATTTTTGAAAACTACGAAGTGGATGACAAGGAGGACTGAATATGGACGAAATCAGCCGAAATGGCAGCGGATACTATGACCCGACTGCATAGCCAGTTTTACACGCCATACATAAACGAGAGCAGGAAGCCGATGAGAATGCCAACCGCATCATCAGACTAATCAAAGATTTATTGCGGATCTGTGACTTCGAATTGATCGAGAGAATCCAAATCCGTCATAAACCTACGGGGAGGGAATACCGATGAACAATGAAGAAAAGAAGCAATATCTGCGCCGATACCAGGCGGCAAAGAAAAGGGCGAAGAGGATACAGGAAGAAATCGAGGAGCTGCGTTCCAGCAAGACAAGCCCGGTGGGATTGAGGGACGGGATGCCGCACGGAAGCGGTACATCTGATCTGTCTGGATATGCGGCACGATTGGATGCACTCGTGCGGGAGCTGGAGGCGGAAAAAGAAATGCAGATGGTGACTTACCGGGAAATCCGGCAGCAGATCAGGATGGTTTCAGATGCAACCGAACAGGAAATCTTGTCAAGACGGTATCTTTTGGGGCAGAGATGGGAGAAAATTTCTGTAGAAATGAACTATGATTACCGGTATGTGTTAAAACTTCATGGAAAAGCACTGCTGCATTTTGAAGTCGTTTGAAAAGGACACATAAAGACACATGAAAGTGTGGTAAAATGTCATCGTGGAAAAAGACATAAATGCACCTCCTTTCTTTTGGGACGCCTTACGGGGCGTCCTTTTTCTTTGGAGGCAGAAAGGACGGTGGAAGCTGTGACTGTTTCGAAAAATAAGTATGTCGGCAGACCGCCGAAATTTCGAACGAAAGAAGAAATACAGGAAAAGATAGATGCATATTTCAAAGAATGTGAAGGGGAGTTGCTGCTGGACGATAATGGGAGTCCTACATGCACCAAAACAGGATTGGTCTATACCAAACCGCCAAAGCCACCAACGGTGACAGGTCTGGCACTTGCGTTGGGATTTGCGTCCAGACAATCCCTCATGGAATACCAAGGCAAAAAAGAATTTGCTGACACGATTATACGCGCGAAATCCAGAATTGAAGAATACGCGGAAGCCAGATTGTTTGACCGCGATGGCGTCAACGGTGCAAAATTCAGCCTGATCAATAATTTCCGCGGCTGGGGTGAAAAGCCAGAACAAGGACAAGATATCGGTAGCAATATGGTGGCACTAGCCGAAATCCTCATGCGCCCCGGAAAAAATCGGAACATCCACGACTTTGAAGGGGATGACGATGCATGAACCTTCCGGCTCCATTTTCACAGAATCAGAAAGATTATTTTGACCGTACTTTTACCCATTGGCTGAATGTAGCCGAGGGAGGAAAGCGTGGCGGGAAAAACGTAGTCAACACTTTAGCATTCTGCACCAGACTGGAACGTCATCAAAGCAGGATTCACCTGATCGCTGGGGTATCCACGGCAACAGCAAAAATCAATGTGCTAGACTGTGACGGTTTTGGCATGAAAAATTTTTTTGAGGGACGCTGCCGTGAGGGGGAGTACAAAAAGCGTGATTGCCTGTATATCCAGACACCTGTTGGAGAAAAAATCGTATTGATTTCCGGCGGCGGGAAAAGCGGCGATGAAAAGCTTATCAAAGGGAACACCTACGGCATGGCATATGTGACAGAAGCCAATGAATGTACGGCGGACTTTATCCAGGAAGTTTTTGACAGAACACTGACCAGTCCGGAAAGAGCAGTTTTTCACGACCTGAACCCGAAAGGGGACGGGCATTGGTACTATAAAACAGTGCTGGACTTTCACGCCAAAAAGCAAAAGAAAAATCCAGACTATGGGTTTAACTATGGGCATTTCACCATTGCTGATAACCTTTCTGTATCTGACGATAACCTGCGTAAGACCCTATCTACCTATGACCGGAAAAGTATCTGGTATGCTCGAGATATTTTGGGCTTGCGCCGCTCTCCCGAAGGTCTGATTTATGACATGTTTTCTGCAGAAAAAAATGTTTACAGTACGGCAGAAGCCCCTGTGGATATGGTCTGGCGGTCGACAAGAACCATTGCCATTGACTATGGTACCACGAATCCTTGTGTCTTTCTGGATATATATGACGACCAGGAAACGGTTCGTATCGATCGGGAATATCGTTGGGACAGCCGAGAAGAACATCGACAGAAAACAGATAAGGAATATGCAGACGATCTGGAAACATTCATGGGTACAGGCGGCTGTGCAGTATTGGTAGACCCATCTGCAGCTTCCTTCATCGCAGAACTGAAAAGCAGAGGGATTTTTGTGATAAGCGCAAAAAATGATGTACTGGACGGTATCAGAAAAACGTCCACACTCATGAGCCGTGGTCAAATTCAGATTCATGTGCAGTGCGAAGGGCTGCGGAACGAGCTGGGGGCATATCGCTGGGACGAAAAAGCCAGCCAGCGCGGAGAAGAAAAGCCTGTGAAAGAACAGGACCATGGACCAGATGCGCTGCGTTATTATATCAACTCCCTGCCGGACTGGCGGGTGACATAGGAGGTGGGAAGATTGTCCCGCAAGAAAAGAAAGACAACCGGCACAGCAAAGCCGGTACAGACAGCGGATGCATTCAGCAATCCGCTTTTTCATTTGGGTTACGGCTCCCAATCTCCATTGGAAGCAACAGAGTATCCCTTGACCCGCATGACATACGACTATGCCCTTCTGAACAGCCTGTATCGCTCAAACTGGGTGGTACAGAATGTAGTTGGTATTATACCGGATGATATGCTGCGGGAAGGCTTTACGGTATCCGGTTCTATTGCTCCAAAGTATCAGCAGGAACTTGACCGCTGTTTGCGGCAGACGCAGCTGTATGACCGCATCAATGAGGGGATGCGCTGGGGCAGGCTGTATGGCGGCGCGGCTGGATTGATTTTGATTCGAGGGCAGGAAGATTTGTCCAAACCGCTTGAACTGGACACCATACTTCCGGGTACCTTTGCCGGGCTGTATATCGTTGACCGATGGTCCGGCATCACACCCGGTATGGAATTGGTTTCTGATTTGGCAGACCCTGATTTTGGCTTGCCCAAATACTATGACATCAACATGGCAGACGGCAGAACGGTGGTATCTGTCCATCATTCCCGCATTATCCGATTTGTCGGTCGGGAACTGCCGTATCTGGAAAAGATGGCAGAAATGTACTGGGGAGAATCGGAGGTGGAAGCCCTCTATGCGGACGTGGTGAAACACGACAATGTGGCAGCGAATATGGCTGCTTTGACCTTCCGTGCCAATGTGGATTCTATGGAGGTGGAAAATCTGGATCAGCTTTTTTCCGTTGCGCCCACTGCCATCCAGCAGCGTTTCTGGAACATGATGCAGGCACAGAACGTGCTGAAATCCAATTTCGGCATGCAGCTGGTGAATAAAGGTGATTCGGTGAAAAATACCCAGTACACCTTTACGGGTTTACAGGAGATCTATGACAGTATGTGCCTTGACTTATCCGGTGCCAGCAGGATTCCAGTGACAAAGCTGTTTGGGCGTGCGCCGGCAGGACTGAACGCCACAGGGGAAAGTGATCTGCAAAACTATTATGATTATGTGGACACTTTGCGGGAAAGCAAGCTGCGCCCCATTCTGGAAAAGCTGCTGCCTATCATTGCTATGAGCGTATGGGGCGGTGTTCCGGAAGATATGGACATCCAGTTTCCTCCATTGTGGACGCCAACAGCCAAAGAAGTGGCAGAGATCGCAAAGGCAAAAGCCGAAACCATCATTGCCGCTTTTCAGGCTAACCTATTGGATCAGGCAACTGCTCAGCGAGAACTGAAAAAACTGGCAGAAGAAACTTCTATGTTTGACAGTATTTCCGAAGAAACCATCAAGAAAAACGAGGGAAAGACCTTTCAGGATGTGACGGCTCTGCGCGATCCGCTTATGGGGCTGGGATTTGAGGAGGCGTGATAGATGCCAATTCAAAAAGCACCAAACGAAAAAGAACTGGAAAAACTGATAGCTATATTCCTGCGAGCAGAAACAGCCATCATCAATGAGATTGGACGGCTGCGTTCTCAAGGATTGGTAGATTATCATGCTGTGGCTGCCCTGAACCGGATACAGGCTATCTTGAAACAGATGGAAACAGACTGCTGGGAATATGTACCAAAGATGGTAGAACAACAGTTTTATGTTCGGGTACCAGAAGCCCGTAAGATATTGGAACCAGTGGAAAAACATGTCCGAGGATATGAAAACGCGGAGGCGTTGACTGCTACACAGTACAGCATTATGGACCGTCTGGTGACCAATCTTATGGGGGAAATCGTAGAAGCATCAGGAACGGCACAGAACACCCTGCAAAATGCCCTGATCGGCAGAACCAAGGGAGATATTTTCCGCAGGGTTTCTTTGGGAACGCTGGCACAGACACAAGCCATGGGAAAAGGCGCCCAGAAAGCCGCGAATGACATCTTTCAGGCATTGGCAAGAGAAGGCGTGACCGCCTTTGTAGACAAAACAGGAAGACGATGGAGCCTGCATACCTATTGCAGCATGGTGGCTCGAACCACCAGCAGACAGGCGGAAGTGCTGGCAACACTGACGGCAGACGAAGAACACGACCTATACAAAATCAGCAGCCACGGAACTACTTGCAAAATCTGCGCGCCGCTGGAAGGTCGGGTTTACAGCAAAAGCGGCAAAGACCCGGATTTTCCCCCACTGGCTTCTGCTTTTGGAAAGATAGACCCCACAGGTCCAGATGATCTGACCAACAGTTATTTGAATATCCATCCAAGCTGCTTTCATGTGCTGATGCCATGGACATCGGCAGGCAGGAGTGAAGAAGAAATACAGAAAATCAAAGATTTTTCCAGTTTCAAAAAGAACCCACCCACCATGGACCCCAGAACTCAAAAGCAGATAGACGCCTACCGAAAAAAGGAAACGGCAAGGGCTGACTGGCTGCGGGACTATCGGCAGTGGGAAACATACCGCATGACGCTGGGAAATCAGGTGCCTAAGACATTTGAAACCTTCCGGAAACATAAGCGGCTGGGGGATGATAAGTACAAGAAATGGATGCAGTTATATCGCAAGGAGGGAAGGACCACCGATGAAAAATAATTACATGGTAAGATCAGGATTGGCGACCAACAAACCGCCACCCCCACCACCAGAATTACCAGAAAGGAGAGGCACTATGGAAGGATATGTTGAACTTTTGAAGAAAGCCCTTGCGGCTGAAACAGAAACAGTACGCCTTTATACAGCAATTCTTGCGCTGGCACCACAGAAGCACGTAACAAAGCTGCTGGAAATCAATGCAGACGAAACAGACCATCAGAGTATCTTGACTGATATGTTGGTGGAAGCATTGACGGGACAGAGTGCAGATCAGGAAAAACTGGTACCGGGGGTGAGATAAATGCTGACATATTACGGTACCGAAATCAGCCCCAACCAGACAAAAACGGATGAGGGCTTTTTGATTTGTAAAAATGTCCCCATTGCCCGCACAGGTACCATGGAATATCTGGCAAGGGAACTTGGTCTGGACGGCGATCCGGAAAGAATCGTCACGGTCAATCGCTACGAGGAGGATGTCTTTTCTCCGGCGGCTATGGCGTCTTTTGAGGGGAAGATCGTCACAGACAATCATCCACCCGACAACCTTCTGCCGGAAACAGCAGGAGCGTACAGTCGGGGGCATGTCCAGAACGTACGCAGGGAAGGTGACAAGCTGGTGGCAGACTTGCATATTACAGATGCGTCTCTCATTAGCGACATTGAAAATGGTGTGAAGCGGGAGGTTTCCTGCGGTTATACTTGCATTTATGTACCTGATGGAAACGGGTACCGACAAACACAAATCAGAGGGAACCATGTGGCGGTGGTACCGGCTGGGGGGGCTGGGCATGAGGTAGCCATTAAGGATAAACAACCAGAAAGAGGAGTGAATCGCATGAATAAATTCAGAACAGAGATTTTGAAGCTCTTTGGAAGTGCGGCAAAAGACGCAAATCCTGAAGAACTGGAAAAAATGGTAGAAACAACGGCAACGGCACTGGATGCAGAGGTAGCACCAGCTCCTGCAACTGAACCGGAAAAGAAAACGGAAGAACAGCCCAAAGAAACAGAAGATGGTATGAAGGGTGGCGATCTTGGCGCAAAGCTGGATAAACTCATCGAAATGATGGGGGCTTTCATGGAAAATCAGATGGACAAAAAGAAAATGTCTGATGAATCCGACATTGACAAAGAAATTGCCCGTCTGGTCGGGGAAGAACCTGCAGCAGAGCCGGAAAAGGCAGTTACCATTTCTGCGGAAGAAATGGAAGACAAAAAATGTACTGCCGGTGATGCTTTCACTGTAGAGCTTCTGAAAAAAATTCGTCCGGCTGTGGCAGCTATTGAAAATAAGGATGAACGCGCTCGTGTCGTAGATGCGGTACTGTCTTCCATCCGTTCCGGCAATATGGGGGCAGATATCCTTGCCGCTACTCAGGACAGTGCAAAGAAATCATCCAGCCAGCGTAAAGACATGAGTACCATTTGCGCAGAGCAGAAGGAAGCTTATGCCAAATTCAATCCACACTTAAACAAATAAGGCGGTGAGCGTATGGGTTTACAAACACAATCCATTGGAAAAAGCATGCAGTATGGTTTTGCTGGTTCTTTTTCCAGACAGCCTGATATGATCGTCAATACTGCGCCTTTGGGTGGAGAAATGCCAATCCTGTTTGGAACAGCATTGAAACGTGGAGAGAATGGCGCAGTCTTACCAATGGGAGCAGGGGACACAGCCAATCAGTTCGTTGGGATTGCTGGGCGCGAAGTCAAAACTGCAGTAGACTATCTGGCACAGAGTACAGGAGCTTATTTCCCGGAAGACGCTGTGTCTGTATTCCAGCGTGGGAGCATCAATGTGCTGTGTCAAAGGGGGAACCCTATCATTGATGGCAAAGTATATGTCAGAGTGGCAGAAAATCCGTTATTTGCAGATGCTATGGTTGGCGGTCTGGAAGCTACAGAAGATGGGGAAAATACTATCCAGCTGGTGAATGCCCAGTGGAATGGTTCTGCCGATGAAAACGGCATTGCTGAATTAAGAATAGCATATATCGGACCAACAGAAGGCGCAGCAGGACCACAAGGTCCTATGGGACCAGCCGGACCAAAAGGAGAAACGGGTCCACAGGGACCAGCGGGTGAAAAAGGGGAAACTGGGGCACAAGGTCCTCAGGGTGAACCCGGACCAGCAGGTCCACAAGGACCGGCAGGACCTTCTTATCCCCTTCCGGCTGCCACACCAGAGGCTTTGGGAGGAGTAAAGCAGATGCCTGCTATTGCAAATATTGCTGCTGCACCTACTCAGGAGGATTTTAACGGTCTTCTGGAAAAATTGCGAGCAGCAGGTTATTTACAAAATTAAAAAAGGAGTGTGAAAGATATGGGACTGAATACACAGGTGATCGGCACTGGTATGCCGAATGGTCAGGCTGGTTCTTATGCCAGACAGCCTGATATGATTATCAACACAAGACCCGCAGGAGGAAGTACAAATATTCCTTTCGGCGCACCACTGGAATATGCCGCTGACGGTGTGACAGTGGTACAGATGGGGGCGTCTTCCACAGCGGATAAGTTTGTGGGCATTGCTGCCAGAGAGGTGAAAAGCTCTCTGAACTATCTGAATCAGGGACAGGGTGAATACGCACCTGCAGAAGCGGTGCCTGTATTCCAGAGAGGCAGCATCAATGTTTTCTGCCAGAGAGGTACTCCCAGTCTGGGCGGCAAGGTGTTTGTCCGTACAACAGAAAATGGCAGCTTCTCTACTGCTAAGGTTGGCGGATTCGAGGCAGAAGACGACAGCGGCAAAGTGGTAGAATTGACCAACTGTCAGTGGGCAGGTCCTGCAGATGCCAATGGTATTGCAGAACTGCGCATCCTGACTATGAACAATGCGTAAGGAGGGAACGATATGAGTTATAACAATATGGGTGTCTTTGACGGTGGTATCATTACTCCCAAACAGACACAGCCAGTGGGTATGCCTGTAATGGACGCAGCAGGGATTGCTTCCGGCAATGCGTTTTTGACTTCCGAGCTGGAAAAAAGAGATCCAATCATCCGGCAGCCTCTGACCAGTGTGACATATCCTAGAGATGTACCTATCGAAACAGGCGGCGGATGGGTAGATTTTGCCTCTGCCTTGTCTGTGCAATATGGTGTAACAGGTGGTAGTGGTGACAGCCTTATCACAGCGGGTGGCGCAAACGGTATTCCTATTGTACAGGCTTCTCTGGACAAAGGGCTGTTTAAGGCGCATGTATATTCTGTGGCACTGCGTATCATGTTTGTCGACATGCAGAAATCTAGCTACATCGGCAGAAGTCTGGATCAGCTGCTGCAGGAGGGTGTCCGCCTGAGCTATGACAAACATATGGACGAGAACGTCTATGCTGGTTTTGCGCAGTATGGTACATACGGTCTGGTAAATCATCCTGACGTGACAGAAACCACTGTGGCAGATGGTGCGAAAGGCACAACCAACTGGAAGGACAAAACACCTGACGAAATCCTGCTGGACATCAACACTGCCATTTCTTCTACTTGGGCAGCGGCTGGTTATGACAGCGCAGCTATTCCCAACCACATTTTGGTACCTTATGAACAGTATCTGTATCTGGTAAATACCAAGGTTTCTGAACTGGCAACCAAAAGCATTTTGGACTATCTGCTGGAAAACAATATTGTCAACAAAGAAGGAAAAGGTCAGCTGTATATCGGTGCGACAGCATGGTGTAAGGGTGCAGGTACCGGCGGTAAAGACAGAATGGTCGTTTATGTGAACCATGAACGCTTTATTGGTCTGGATGAGCTGGTTCCCCTGAACAGAATCATGACACAGCCCAATGTGGCGCATGTGTGCTATGACACTGCGTATATGGCGAATATTTCCGAAATCAAAATGATGTACCCCAACACCGTGACATATTGGGACGGCATTGGCGGCGACGAATAAGGAGGTATGAAAGATGGCAACAGTGATTATTTCCAAAAGAAACATCATCATCCCTAGCCCTGATGGTAGACAGGCATATCCGATCCCCAAAGATTACATCGGCTCTGTGCCTGATTGGGTGACGAAAACAAAATACTTCAAAGAACTGGTGAAAGACGGGAAGATTGCAGTTTCTTCCACCACAAAGGACAACGCTCTGGAACAGGCAGATGCAGAAGCGAAAAAGGCAGAACAGGAAGCCAGAGAAAAAGCCAAAGCTGCCGCTGAAGTAGAAAAGGCAGAGCAGGAAGATGCAGAAAAACCTGAAGAAACAGAAAAGCTTGAGAGAAAGAAGAAATGAGGTGATGCGGGATGTTCTGTATGAAACCACAGTTTTTGGGTATCAAAGCCGCTGCGTCTAATATCGGGCATGCGGTAGGCAATTATACAGCGGAACTATTCCAGCAGGACTTCCCGCAGTTTTTTACAGCTGATGGAGAATCCCTCCTGCCAGAAACGATGCTGAATCAGTTTATCAGCCGAGCGAACACATCTATCCAGCCGGATAAATGGCTGGACGGTTGGCGGTATGCAGCTGGGCTGTATGTAGCCCATTATGCGACTTTGTATCTGCGTACCTTTGCTCCTGCCAGTGAAACAGCAGGACAGGCGGCAGCCACAGGAGCGTTGGTTGGTGTGGTGAAATCGGAAACACTGGGAGATACCAGCGTGACCTATGACACTTCTGCATTGACCAAAGCTACAGAGGACTGGGGCAGCCTGAACGCCACCCAGTATGGTCAGATTCTGGCGACAGAAGCAAGACTGGTGGGCATGGGTGGAACCCTTGTTATTTAGGGGGTGTGGTTAATGAATTTTGACGCATGGTATACCGATACAGTAGATGTTTGGCGTGTGGTGCCGGATGAATCAAAGGCACTGATTTCCAACAGCAGAGAACAGGTTTTGACAGCTGTTCCTTGCCGGGTATATCGTTCCGGAAAGAAAGCTATCCAGATGCGGCAGACTTCCGCTGAGATCCATCAGGAGGACAGCTTGGCTTGCGGTTTGGACGTGGATATCCGCACTGGTGATGAGTTGATCATCCATCGTGGCGCAAGGATTGGCAGGAATTTTGCCAATATTCGAGCCTTTGCTGCAGACCCCAACTATTATCCAGAACCGGTGGGGAACATCATGGGAGGGCTTGCCCATCAGGAAATCCATCTGCTGCAGCAGGAAAGGGTGTGACGCCATGTCTTTTACCGTCAGCTTACAGCAGCGTATCCAGCAGCTGAAAAAAGCACAGGAAGATGTCCCAAGGGTACTGGCAGAGGTGGCAAAGGACGCCACCCTGCGTGCCATAGAGGCGGCAACAGATGCCACACCGCCCACAGCCGGTGATTTGCGAGGCACAAACACCCGCAGCGGGGAATTGAAACAGCATTGGGATACCGACAGCATAAAAGAACCCAAAATTTCGGGGAATAAAGTGGAAACAGAGCTACGGAACAATCTGAACTATGCCTCTTATGTGAACAATGGACACCGTATGGACCAGCATTTTGTGCCTGGACTTTATATCAATGAAGACAGCGGTCTGCTGGAGTATAACCCAAACAAGGATGAGGGCATGGTCGTGGGTACCAAAACAAAGTATGTCAAAGGGAAGTTTATGGCGGACAAAGGGAAACAGGCTTATGAAAAAACGGTGCTGTCAGAACTGGACAAAAAGATAAGGGGGTTGATGGAATGAATTATACGGTGGAAACGGTTGCCGATTCTTTATCGGACTATCTGAAACTATTTTTACCTGAATTTTCTTTCTACCAAGACCCAAATCAGCAGGGTACCAAAATACCCTGTATGTTTCTGCAGCAACGGTACAGCAACATCAAGCTGGAAACTGGCGGGTACTATTTGCGTACCATCGGCTTAGATCTGACCTGTCTGGAGGAATACAACCTGCCCGATCTGCAGCGGAGATACCAGAAGACAGCGGAGATTTTAGACTTACACATGGAAACATTCCCTTATACGGACGGCATCCAGACAGAACCGGTACAGATTCGTACCTATGACAGGGAATGGGACATCGATCTGAACGAACTGCACTATCGTTTTGAAATCAGAGAGCGTGTGCGGATTCCGAAAGAAACCATCAAAATGCAGAACATTGAAAGATACAATGAGGAAGTGGTGGAATGAAAAAAGAAAACAAGTCCCAGGAGAAACGGTACAAACGGGAAGCGCTGCTGAAAAGCAAGCGCTTTTCTCATGTGCAGCAGGATTTCCTGCGGGCGATTTTGGCAGAAGAAACTTATACCATGGCAGAAGCCCAGAAAGCGGTGGATGCCTTTTTTGGAGGTGAGAAATAATGGCAGGTGGAACATGGACCAAACAGGATAAGGTGCGCCCGGGCGTCTATATCAATTTTACATCAGAGTCCCAGAGAGGGCTGTCCATTGGCAGCCGTGGCGTGGTTGCCATTTGTGAGCCTATGAGTTGGGGACCTGTTGGAAAGGTCATGGAAGTGGCAGCAGGGGCAGATACGACTCCCTTTTGCGGCTATCCCATTTACACGGCACAGGCACGGTTTTTGCAGGAAATCTTCAAAGGCAGTGACCGGACAGACGGTGCCTCAAAAGTTCTGTTGTATCGTCCTGCTGCAAGCAGTTCTGTGCAGGCAACGGTGACAGAAGGACAGATGACAGCCACAGCCCTTTATCCCGGTGTCAGAGGAAATGATATCACCATTGTGGTGACAGAGCAGGCGGACGCAGAAGGCACCTTTGATGTGCAGACCGTTGTGGACGGTGCCGTGGTGGATACCCAGACGGCAAAAAAAGTGGAAGAGCTGAAAGCCAATGCATGGGTGACATTCAGCGGTAGCGGTGCATTGACAGAAACAGCAGGTGTGAAACTGGCAACGGGTGCAGATGGTACTGTGGAAACAGCAGCTTATACCACATTCCTGTCCAATATTGAAGCCTATGACTTTGACATTCTCATTTATGACGGGGATGACGGCACTGTGCAGGCGGCAATGGTCAACTTTGTGGAACGTCTTGCCAATACACAGGGCAGATATTCCCAGCTGGTTGCTTATGGCTTGAATGTCCCTGACAGCCGTTTCGTTATCAATGTATGCTCAGACATTACAGGTATTTCCTTTGCAGATGGCACTACACTGACAGGCAAACAGCTCTGTTGGTGGGTAGGCGGCGCAGAGGCGGGGGCAAATTACAATGAATCTTTGACCTATGCCAAATATCTTGATGCCGTATCTGTGACACCGGCAATGACCAATGACCAGATCATTGCAGCTCTGCAGGCGGGAAAATTTGTGGTATTTGCGGAAAATGGGGCTGTGAAAGTAGATTCTGACATCAACAGCCTGACAACCTTCACAGCGGATATTTCCAAACCCTATCAGAAGAACCGCGTTATCCGTACCCTGCATACCATCGCCAATGACCTGTATATGCAGTTTTCCGAGAGCTTCATCGGTGTGGTAGACAATAACGCGACAGGACGGGATTTGTTTAAGGCTGTCATTGTGGGATACTTGCAGGAAATGCAGGCAAACAATGCCATCCAGAATTTTGAGCCGGATGACGTGGAGGTGTTGCCGGGGAATGACATCGATGCAGTTGTCATCAATCTGCGGATTCAGCCTGTGGACGCAGCGGAAAAACTGTACGTGGTTATTACAGTAGCGTAAGGAGGTGTGCTTGTGGGCAAGTATTTATTAGCAAAAGATACCGTCAATGGTGCCGAGGGGAAGATCTTCGTTACCAGAAATGGAAAGCAAAATGAAATTGCAAGCATGATGAACATCTATACCTATGCGGAAATCCAAGGCAAAGAAATGCGTGTGGTAGGAACAAGAACCATCCAGAACAAAGCCAATGGTGCAAAGCAGACAGGTAAAGGCAATATCTACTATGGTAATGATATTTGGCGTGACATGGTGCTGGAATATATCAATACTGGTAATATGCCGCAGTTTGATCTGCAGATCACCAACGAAGATGCGTCTAATACCATTGGCAGTCAGTCCATTGCTTATTATGGATGTGAGCTGACCGGTTCCATCCCGCTTTCCATTTTGGACAGTGAGGAAGCTATGCTGAATTTTGAATTCAATTTCACATATACCAGAGTAGCCAACCTGCGGAGCTTTAACGAGCCTGCGTCTTATGGCGGCTGAGAAAGGAAGGAATATAAATGAGTAAATTATTTGCGTTTTTACACCCTACAGTGGTTCACGAAGAGAAGGAAGTGTTTATTTCTGATCGTTTCAAAGACGAAGAAGGAAAAGTGGTTCCTTTCAAGGTGAGAGCCTTGTCTCAGGAAGAAAATGATGCCATTACACGCCAGAGTTACCGCAGGGTAAGAGGGGAAAACGGTCAGATGACAAAAGAATTTGACCTGATTACTTTCCGGAGAAAGCTGGCAGTAGCGGCAACGGTTTTTCCTGATTTTTCAGATGCGGAACTTTGCGGCGCTTACGGAACCATGGACGCGACAGAAGTTGTCGCAAGAATGCTGCTGCCGGGTGAATTTGCTTTGCTGAATGAAAAAATCAGCGAGATTTCCGGTTTTTCTGCGGATGACCCAACAGTAACTGAAGCAAAAAACTGATTAGCGGCGGCGATGCGGAAACGATGATTGCGTATTATTGCTTTGTCAATTTCGGCATGCTGCCGCACCAATACGCAGAGCTTCCCTATCCGGAGCGGGTTCTGATTGCGGAGTTTGTATCCAAAGAAATTCACGATAGAGAACAGCAGAGAAAGGAGTTGTGATATGGGTAATATTCGAGAAGTGTTAGCCATTGAGGACAAGTTTTCTGCTGGGCTTGGGGCTTACATCAAAATGATGGAGCAAAGTGAAACGGTCACAAAAGAAACCACTGCGGCTGCCAAAATGGCAGCCCAGCAGGCGCGTGTGTATCAATCCGCTTTACGGGTACAGACAGCAGAACAGAAGTTAGCAGAAGCCCAGGCAAAGGCACAGACCGCCAGTATCCGTGCTGCCGCCGCTGCGGAAAAGGAAGCGGAACGGCAGGCAAGAGCCGCTGCCAAAGCACAGAAAGAGTATAACCAGTCTATGGAAAGTGGTACTGGTTCGGCAGACCGTTTGACGGCATCATTAAAGAAAATGGCTGGCGGTTATATCGGGTTGCAGGGCGTCAAGGGATTGTTGCAAATGTCAGATACCTTGGTATCCACGACTGCAAGGCTAGACATGGTCAACGATGGGTTGCAGACCACAGCGGAACTGAACAATATGATTTTCCAAAGCGCCAACCGTGCCAGAGGTTCTTACGCAGAAACAGCGGCGATGGTATCTAAACTGGGAATGCTCGCAGGGGACGCCTTTGGCAGTACGCAGGAAATCGTTGCCTTTGCGGAGCAGCTGAATAAACAAATGGCGATTTCCGGTACCAGCACCATGGAAGGGCAAACTGCTATGCTGCAGCTGACACAAGCCATGGCATCTGGTGTACTACGTGGGGAAGAACTGAACTCTATTTTAGAGCAAACCCCTATGATTGCCCAAACCATAGCCAATTATCTTGGTGTGAATGTTGGGCAGATGCGAGAGATGGCGTCTGAAGGGGCTATCACAGCAGATATCGTCAAAAACGCCATGTTTGCCGCGGCAGAGGAAACCAATGCCAAATTTGAAGAAATGCCTATGACATGGGGACAGGTTTGGACTAAATTCCAGAACTATGCAACTATGGGGCTGCGTCCTGTGCTTCTTGGTCTTTCTTGGGTTGCGAATAATCTGGAAATCATTGGTCCGTTGGTATTGGGGGCTGGTGCGGCTTTTGCCATTTTTCAGGTAGCAGCAAACTGGACGAAAATTGCTACCATTGCGACGACAGCGTATCATGGGGCTGTGACTCTTTTATCTATTGGGTATGGTGTTTTGACTGGCAACACAGCTGCAGCTAGTGCCGCCACTATGGTGTTTAACAGTGCTCTTTTGGCATCGCCTATCACATGGGTATTGATGGGATTGGCACTCATCGTGGGGGCGTTGTATGCTGGCGTGGCTGCCTATAACCATTTTACAGGTGCGTCAGTTTCCGCGACCGGAATCATTGCCGGCGTTATGTCTGCCTTGGGTGCTCATGTTTATAACACTGTGGCGTTCATGTATAACGGCTTTGCGGTATTCGCAAATTTCATAGGGAATGTGTTTAACAATCCTGTAGCTGCGGTGAAAGTGCTTTTTTACGATATGGCACAGACAGTTTTGGGATATATATTAAATATTGCCAAAGGACTGGAGGATTTGATCAACAAACTACCATGGGCATCTGTGAACCTGACCAGTGGTTTGGAATCTTATATCAGTTCCCTTGGGGCAAAGTCAGCTGCTGTAAAAGAGTCTTCCGGCTGGAAAGAATATTTCTCTCCTATGGAATATAAAGACTATGGCAGCGCATTTTCTTCCGGCTACGATAAAGGCTCCAATTTCTTTTCCAATATTTTTGGCGGTGGCGCGGGAATGCCTGATATGGGCAGTTTTTCCGCAGGCGGCACCTCTCTGGGAGACATCAACGATACACTGGGCGGTATCGGAAAAGATGTCAGCAGTATGAAAAAATCCGTAGACATGTCCAAAGAGGACATCAAGCTGATGGTGGATATGGCTACCCAAAGATATGTCAATAAAATCAATTTGACAGCACAGACGCCTGTTATCACGGTAAATGGTGCCAATACCGGCAACACAGAAGCTGACCGGAAATCTCTGGCAGACGCTTTGGCTATCATCCTGCAGGAACAGCGAGCAGCCGGCAGTGCGAAGTCTACAGCAAGGGTATAGGAGGTGTGAAACGTGGCGGCAAGAAATGATTTTGCTTTGTTTTTTCAAAAACCAAGTGCAGGTGCCATAGATATCATCAGACTTCCTGTCAATCCTGAAAAACTTCCTGTTTCGCAGGACAGCGCAAACGAGGAGTATAATGTGCTGGGCATTGGTCCCATTATGGTACCGAGAATCCCAAACCTGAAGAAAGTAACCATCGAAAGCTATTTCCCTGGGCGCATCGACCGTATGACATTGACCAGCGGTGATTTCCGACCGCCAGAGTTTTACATCAACTTTTTCCGAAGTGCTATGGCGAACAAAGAGGTGCTGATCTATACGCCTACCAGGTATTATGAGGACGGCACCCCTTATTTTGTTAACGACCCAGGCATCAATGTATTGGTGACTGGTTTCCAGACGGAAGAAAGAGGCGGTGAGACAGGGGACTTCTATTATACGTTGGAGCTGACAGAGTATCGGGACTACAGTCCCCTTACGGTGCAGATTCAGACAGAAGCAACGGCAGAAAAGCCCGCAACAGCTACCACAGAGCAGACGCGCAGCATCCCAAAAGGACAGCTATATGTAGGTATGACAGCAACCTTAAACGGAAAATATTTTTATTCCAGTTATGGTGACAAGCCTTCCGGAAGCGGAAACGGCAGACGGGTGGTGGTGTCCCGTATCATCAATGATGACAATGATAGACCCTATCCGGTACATGTAAAATCAGAATCCGGCGGGGCTTTGGGCTGGTGTAAAAAAGGAGACTTACAGGGGGTAGATACACAGTGAAAACAGAACTTTTGATCACGGAAAAGCGGACAGGAAAGCTCTGGGATGCTGCCCCTTGTGTGTCTACAGCAAGCTATACCACCAACCGCACAGGAAGCCCGGGGAAATTTACCTTTACGCTCATCAAAGCTGGCGGCATCTCCTTTGTGGAGGGAGATGTGGTACGGTTTTCTGTGGATGGGCAGGTGGTTTTCTTGGGCTGGGTATTTCATAAGAGCAAAGACAGATGGGGCATCATTGAAGTGACCTGTTACGACAGCATGCGGTATTTGAAAGCCAATGCCTCTTACCACTTTTATGGGCAGACGGCAGGGCAGATTTTACAGCAGATCGCTGCAGACTTCCAGCTGCCGGTCAGCACCATCGAGGACACGGGATACCCCATTCCTTCCTTGTTGGAAGACGACCAGTCCTGTTTGGATATCATTGAGGAAGCCATCCAGCAGACACTTTTGAACACTGGAAAGGTATTTGTACTGTTCGATGACGGCAACGGTCTGAGCCTGCGGGAAGCGGCAAACATGAAAACGGATGTGGTACTGGGTGACCGTTCTTTGGTGACAGACTATAAATACGAAACAGACATCGACAAACAGACCTACAACAGCATCAAACTGGTGCGGGAAAATGAAGAAACAGGTAAGGCAGAAGTGGTGGAAGTCAAAGATTCTGCCAACATTGCACGATGGGGACTTTTGCGGTTATATCAGACCGTAGACGGGGAAACCAATACTGCTAAGATGCGAGAACAGGCGGAAACCATGCTGTCCTACTATAACCGCCGTCTGCGTACCCTTAGTGTGGAATCTCTGGGAGTGCTTGGGCTGCGGGCTGGTATGATGATTCTGATGAAAATACAGGGGCTGGGTGACATCGACCTTGACCAGTATGTCATGATTGAGAAAATCACCCATACTTTTGAGAATGAAAAACACACCATGAGTTTTGATACGTTGGCGATTTGAGGTGATTGTATGGAGTTAGTAGAAGTACTGCAACAGATCATACAGGAAAATAGTAAAGCCATGCAGCCCGCCGATCTGGTGGTGGGAACGGTCACACAGGTGAAGCCGTTGGAAATTACAACAGACAATCAGGCAGCGCCTTTGCGTTCTCAGGTACTTTATTTGACAGCTGCGGTTGTGGAAAAGAAAGTAACGACTTTTGCACATAGCCATGATACCACCCACAACCATGTAGTTACAGACGCCACCATCCAGCCCGCCGGTCAGTGTTCCACAGAGCTGACGGGTATCACCTGCTACGAGAATGGGCAGGCATTGCCAAATGATGGCTTTATCACGTTAAACAGAGGGCTGGAAGTAGGGGACAAGGTGCTGATGCTGCGGGTGCAGCACGGGCAGAAGTATGTGGTTTTGTCCAGAGTTTTTCAGGAGGTGTGAGAAATGGCAACTTTGCCGGAAAATGTGATCAATATCTCCCAAGGTGTGACCTTTACGGAACAGCCGTCTTACACATGGTATGTCAATCCCGCAACAGGGCGTATCTCTGGCATGGCTGACGGATTCACTGCTGTGAAACAGGCAGTGGAGATCCTTTTTTCCGTAGAGCGGTTCCTTTGGCAGATTTACAGCCCCAACTTTGGCATGGAATGGGAAGGTCTGGTTGGGCAGAATCCCGGATATGTGGCTTTGGAGATTCAGCGGAGAGCGAAAGACGCCATCCGTACAGATAACCGCATGACGGAAATCACGGATTTTTCCTATCAAGTGAGTGGGGATCGTCTGACTGTAGCATTTACAGTACAGACGGTATATGGACCTGTTCCGCAGCGGATGACAATATGATTCCCAAAAAGTTTTCCATTTGCAACATCATTTGATAAATTGCAACATTTTGTGAAATTCTGTTTCTTATAGTTGCAATTTGTGATATGATGGAGAAAAATGGAAAGGGGAATATTTATGGGTAGATTTTGTAAGAAATGTGGAAAAGCTGTGGGAGAAACGGACTTGTTTTGCCAAAGCTGCGGGACGAAGCTGGATCAGGAGAAACCTGTGCAGACAGTGACAAGAGAAGAAGCTATGGCTTCCTTGAAGAATTCACAAGGAAAGAAAAGCGGAAAGGGCTGCTTGATTGTGATTTTGGCAGTTGTGCTTGTCATTGCGTTTTTGATTTTCTTAGGAGCGTCTGCGGAAAACAGACCAACCAGCGAAGTTATCACTGACAGCATAGGCGTGAGTGAGGAAGAGGCAAACGCAATCCAAGCTGTTTTGGAGGAATGCGGCGTTGTAAATGCTTTTGAATTTACGCATGATGAAATGCTTGATGGGGCGCATAAGGAAAACGAATTGGGATACCGTGTAAATGCTGAAAATGCTAAAAATGTGATTTTGTACCTAAACGAAGATTATACAGTCAATATGGTTCGATGGAATGATGTGGATTTGTACAAAGACGGTGCGGTCATTACTACGATAGAAACAGAAGCAAGCCGACCGGACTTGGAAGTTTTGAGCACCAGTGATGAATCAGATGGCTATACGAGATATGTTGTAGGTGAAATCAAAAATAATTCCGCAAAGACATATAGTTATGTTCAGGTGGAAATCGGGCTTTATCAGGGAGAAACCTTAGTGGGATCTACTTTGGATAATGTGACGAATTTGGAACCCGGTCAAACATGGAGTTTCAAAGCACTAGTTGTTGATGATACCGCGGATAATTATAAGATTACAGGCGTTACAGGATATTAAGTGATTGAAGTTTGAAAGAGGCACTCACAGTCGTGGGTGCTTTTTTCATGCAGAAAGGAGGGAATAGCTTGATAGATTTCAGCAATGCTACATACCAAAACCTGTTGCAGACCATGCTGGGACAGGTATCCAATTCCTATGACAAACGGGAGGGCAGCCTTATCCAGACATCTGTTGGCGCTTCTGCTTATGGGCTGGAAGCCTTTTATCTGGCACTGGATCAGGTACAGCTTTCCGCTTACATTCCAACAGCAGTGGGCGAGTCCTTAGACCTTCTGGCAGTCATTGCCGGCTTGACACGTTACCCAGCATCGGCAGCTGTCCGTCTGGGTAAATTTTCACAGCCAGTGCCTTTGGGAGCAAGATTTTCCACCATCAACGGAGCGGACAGCATCAATTTTATTGTAAGCGGCACCACAGACAATCCTAACGAATTCCAGCTGAAAGCGGAAACCGTCGGCATCATCGGCAATGATTACACAGGGAACATCTTGCCCATTACGTATCTTCCCGGTCTGGAATCGGCGGTCATTGATGACATTTTGATTCCTGGGGATGATGTGGAAACGGATGATGATTTTCGGCAGCGTATCATCAATGCCCTGAACGAAAAACCTTTCGGCGGCAATGTGGCAGCCTATCGTGAGTTTATCGGCGGTTTGGATGGGGTAGGCGGTGTACAGGTCTATCCCACATGGAACGGCGGCGGCACGGTGAAATGCTCCATCATTGGGGCGGATTTTGAACCTGCGTCTGCATTACTGGTGGAAACGGTGCAGAACGCTGTTGACCCACCTGTGAATCAGGGGTTAGGACTTGGTATGGCTCCCATCGGTGCACAGGTGACCGTTGTCGCACCGGAAGCTGTCACCATCAACGTCACTGCAAATTTGACGCTGGCGGCTGGGTATGAGATCGGGCAGGTACAGCAGCCTGTAGAGGATGCCATTGCCGCCTATCTGCTGCAGGTGCGGAAGGGATGGGCAGCGCCTACAGTTCCCGGCGGCGTGCAGTATCAGGCAGATGTATATTTAGCGCAGGTCATTGCCGCCATCATTCAGGTGCCGGGTGTGGTCAATGCCACCAATGTGCGAATGAATGGTCAGGCGCAGGATGTGATACTGACCCAGACAGGGACGGTGCAGCAGGTGCCAAAAGAAGGGACGGTGAACCTCAATGTGGCAACTTGATACGGATTTACTGCGGTATCTGCCGCCTTGGTTCCGGCGGATTCTGGATTTTCAGGAGATTTGCAAAACAGAAAGCGCCCAGATGGAAGCCCTTGCCGCTGCCATCAATGCGGTGGCAGACAATTTCTTTTTTCAGACCATGGATGAGGGTGCTGTTTCCACATGGGAAAAGATTTTCGGTATTGTGCCGAATCCCCAGACAGAAACACTGGATTTTCGCAGACAAAGGGTGTTGAATCGTGTTTCCATGCAACCACCTTTTACCCTTGGTTTCCTGTATCAGAAGCTAGACCAGATCATCGGCAAGGGAAAATATGAAATCCATGTGGACTATCCAAACTACACCCTGTATATCCTCAGCAGTGCAGAAAACCAGTCTTATGCCACGGAGGTTTCTTATACGGTTGGGAGAATCAAACCAGCCCATATCGTATTCATCAATCAACCTTTTGTGGCAAATAAACTCACGCTAGGAGAAACTGTGGCGCTGTCTGCTTTGGTGTGGCAGTACCGTTTGGGTTCGTGGGGATTGGGTTTGACGCCCTTTGTATTGACAAAAGATAAGGAGGTGGTCGTGGTGCCATCAAATTATAGTGTGCAGCAGGAACTTTTGGAGGATACGGCAAAAGCCATCCCGCCCAATGTAGCCAGTGCCAGAATCAATGGCAGTATTGTCATTTCTTCGCTGGATAGAACAACAGTGGGAAATGTGGCACAGGTGCAGTATACAGTGACAGCAGAACAGACCTCGTTGGTGACGCAGATCGAGCTGCTGGACAGTGATGGGAATGTGCTGACGACTTCTCCCGTGTACGTGCCGGTGACAGAGCCGGCGATTTTCACCCATAAAATTCAGGTAGATGTAAAGGAGGGATGACCTATGCCAAAATTACCAGCAAATTTACCGGAAAACTGGACGCAAGGGCAGACCATCAGTCCGAATGGGACAGAAACAGGGCTGACAAAACAGCATGGGTATAATTATCTCATGAAACAGGTCAACAATACCCAGACAGAGGTCAATAACATCAATACAGCCTTGACTGATGTAGCCCAGCAAGCAACGGTAGAAGAAATCAATAACAAAATCGGTGAAGAAAGTGACGCCGACACACAGCCCACATTGTTTGGACGGCTGGCACAGTTGAAAAATGTGCTGCTGGAAAAGTTAGCGGAGATGCTGACGAAGGTAACGGGGATTGATGGGAAGATTGGGACAAGTGGGGATGCACTAGAGGATGAAACGCTGTTTGGAAAATTAGCAAAGGTATTAAAACTTATGGGTAGCGATAGTATCATATTAGTTCCATCGGATAATTTAAAGATAACAGTGTTGGACAATGAAGAATTTAGCCTAGATGGTAATACTGCGGAACGTGTATTTTTAGGTTATGTTAGATTTTCTAAAACGGGATTTGTTAGGGCAAAAGTTACTTCTAAATCTGGATCGAAAGGCTCAGATGCACAAACATACTTAAATTTTTTTGATGCTGTGTATAGTGACACAACACACCGGTCTTCAATTAAGAATCTTCCTGTAAAAGGGGATACAGCTAGGGGTAGCGGTTCATTTGGTCAAACCTATGTTGGTTGTATGATTGGTGAAGTTGATAGTACAAACTACACAACATCAATATTTCATCCATATGTTGTAAAAGACCAATTATATGCAGTGATATTTTCAACATCACGAGAAGGTGGTACGGTAAAAGATGTTAAGTTTTATTATGATGAAGTAGAAAGTAGGGGTTATTATGATAGTATGCCATGATTTGAATACAAAAAAAGTAATATGGTTTAACGTACATCAGAGCAAAGAAGAAGCCCTAATCCGATTGAATGAAACAACTATATGGATTGATGGCGATTTACCAAAAACAGAGAGCAAAGAAGGTTACTATGCAGTGCTCTATGTTAATGAAGATATGCAGTCCATTCGTGTGGAATATGAGCCAATCCCAGAACCAGAACTGACAATGGACGAAAAAATCTATGCAACTGTAATCAAAAGTCAGGACGAAGTTCGTCAGGAAGGGGCGGACATGGTCATGGAGGAACTTGTGAAAAGGGGGCTGATCGTATGAAGTCAGGAGCAGAATATTTTCTGGACTACTACAAAAAGAGATATCAGAAAGGCGAAATCACAGAGGAACAGCTTTCACAGATGGTTACTGACCAGACAATCAGCGAGGATGAAAAGCAGTATATCATGTCTTGCGTGGTAAACCGTGAACAGGAATACCTTGGGTATTTGAGAGACTTGGGGGTGGATACAAGTGAAGCTTAAACAGGCAGTAGAAAAAAGGGTGAACGAGATTGCAAGTTTTGAAGAAAAGTCGTCCGATTTCCAGAAATTGATTGACGCGCTGCCACCCGGTCAAGTAAAAAAACTTTTGAAGGACCCTGTGTGCGGTGAAATATTGTCAAAATATGGCGTAACTGAATGACGGTGGTGGTTACATTGTTATTTTCGAACAAAACGAACAAATATTTGACAACATTGGTTTGAGGACGTTGGTGTGAAATGAGGTGGTATATATGACTTGGGATATTGTGGCAGGAATCGTGTTTCTTGCCGGATTTATCATCACCATTGTGAAAACCATCATTCCGTTGACAAATGCACTCACACGTTTGACAGAGCGGATTGAGTCTTTGGCGGAACAGGTAGACACATTGGATGAGAAAAAGACAGAAGCACATAAACGGTTGTGGAGCCATAACGAGAATCAGGATGCTATGCTGCAGAACCATGAACAGCGACTTCATGATCTGGATGGGAAGTGGTACAGCCAATGAGACGAAAACGAAATACATATACCAAAAAGCTGGTAAAGTGGATTCTTGCAATCTCAATTTTTGATTTGCAGTTATCCTATTTGCTGGCTTTTTTAGGTAGAACGGAAATCGCAGAAAATCTGTCTATGACAGTGGTGACCGCCATCATCGGTACGGTGGTGACGTACTGCATCAAGTCCTTCAAAGAAACGAAAGAGGAAGAGAAACTGCGATTTGACCGGGAAACAAACAACGCAAAACAGGAAGAAGTATGGACAAATAAGGAGGTCTGAAGTATGAATGATGTTGTGAAATTTTTGATGGAAAACTGGTACTTGCTCATTGCTGGTGTAGGCGTAGCAGCGGCAGCAGGATTTATGCTGTATCACTTTTTCAAGCTGCCTACAAAAGAACAGATTGCCAAAATCAAGGAATGGCTGCTGTATGCGGTGACGGAAGCGGAAAAGGAACTGGGCGGCGGTACCGGACAGCTGAAATTGCGTCAGGTTTACGATTTATTTGTGCAGCGGTTTCCGGCAGTGGCAGCAGTGATTTCTTTTGATACGTTTTCTTTGTGGGTGGATGAAGCGCTGGAACAGATGCGGGAAATGCTGGCGAAAAACGAACACGCAGCGGCTTATGTGGAAAATTGCTTTTTGGTACAGGAAATTAGAGAAGGGGTGACTATTGATGGCTAAAGTAACAGCGGCAGAGCTGGTAGCGTTTGCAAAGTCAAAGCTGGGCGTCCCATATGTGTACGGCATGAAGGGTACTGTCATGACATTGGCGAAATACAATGAACTGAAAGCCCTCTATGGTGCTTTGGTCTGGGACAGCGATAAAAACAAGGTCGGAAAGGTTTGCTGTGACTGTTCTGGTCTGATCAGCTGGGCAACGGGTATTGTTCGCAACTCCCAGGGATACCATGACACGGCTCTGGATGTGCAGCCCATTTCCACTATCAGCAAGGCGCCGATCGGGGCGGCTGTGTGGCAGAAAGGACATATCGGTATCTATATCGGCAATGGGGAATATATTGCCGAGGATGGCAGTGCTTATGGCTGCCGGAAGAATAAGCTGAGCAAGGCTGGATTTACCCATTGGCTGATTTTGAAAGACATCGATTACACAGTGAAAGAGGAGGTTGATGACGAGATGGTTGAACAGGCGAAATTGATCATTGACGGCAGAGAGTTTATCGTGGACCGTATCCTAAAGGACGGGACAAACTATATCAAAATTCGGGATATTGCCGATGTGCTGGGGTATGAGGTGACAAGTAAAGGCAGTATCGCGGTGCTGACAAAGAAGTGAGGAAAAACGGGGCGGTATATCCGCCCCTTATTTTTTATTTTTTGTTTTTTATGGAGTTTTCAAATATGTTTTGAGGAGTTGGCGGATGACATCAGCATACGCTCGTTTTTCCATATCACATCTTTCTTTGAATTCTGCAATCAGTTCTTTTTCGAGCCGAACAGATAACTGAGAATAATTTTTTCTGTTATAGGTATCTTTTGCTTTTGACATTTAGTCCTCCTTACTGTGGCTTAACTACGGAACCTGTACGCTGGTTGACAGCATAGAGATCGGGATGATCATCAGATTCAAGATCCAGACATTCTTCCAATTCCTGCCCATCGACATTTTCGTAGATAAGGGTATCATGTTCGGAATAAACGGAATAGAAATCCCATTCTTCAGGAAAACAGGAACATTCGATCCCATCACCGCCGGAAATGAATTCCATATCTTCATCATACTCATTTTCCACAACGGTGTATTCTTCAATGACATAGAAGGGTTTGCCGGAAAAAGCGCTTGTTTTCTTCACAACGGTTTCATACTGACTGAGCGCCTGCAGGGCATCTTCTTCTACATTGAAAGAAGATACAAGATCAGCAGATTCAGAAAGGAAGGTGGAAAATGGTTTCACATCTTCTCTGTTTTTGATTTCTTCTCTGGAAAAGTAAAGGTCATATTTTTTCATGTGTAACACCTCT